ACGCTAAGGTATACGGCAACGCTGATTATATTGTTTTCAAAAATACATGGTCTAGCGGTCGTTATTTCACTTACACAAAATCGAACAAAAACTGGAGAGTCGGTTGTTTTTACGGAAACGGCTATGAATTGATTAGAAAAGCATATAAAGATAGCCAAAAATCAGGGGATTTTTACAAAGCGTATGTCGAATTTGTCGAAAAGCTAGAAGAAATCGAAAAAAAGCACAATGAGCAATGAAATAAAATTAAGATTTAAAGGTAGTGAATATGATTTACAGAGAAATGAGCAAAATTGAAACAAACGTATTGAATTTGATTGTCAACCGTGCAACTTTTGAAGCGCCTATCAAAGCCGAAAAGGTGCGACAAGAAACCGGATTGTCAAAACGAAGTCTTGAAGAAGTGATTGAGAGCCTACGAGTGAATTTTAAACATCCAATCGTAGCGAAGAAAACGCAACCGAGCGGATATTATCTTCCACGCAATGAAGATGAAAGGCAAGCGGGCATAGCACCTTATCGCCGTCAAATTCAAACCGAGCAAAAAAATCTAGTGGCAGTAATGCAGATTGACCTAGACGAATATTGGAAAGCGTGAGGTTTAACATGTTTGACTATGACCGAGATATAATGCAGCCTCAAGAAATAAAAGAAGAATATGATCCTAGCGAATATGTCTATATCGGATGTGGGCAGTATAGATATGTCGCAGATGAAATATAGGCATATCGTAGAACGCTCTAAAATCGCCTGTACGCAATTTTAGAGTAAGGGTATATAAAATATCGAACAAGCAATAAAAAACGAAAATAGCCCCTAAAATTTAAGTCTGAGGGGTATAGGAGTAAAAAGATGACAAACTTAACTTTTCCAGAGTTGCAGCAAAAGATGCAACTAGCAAAAAAGAAAGCGCAAGATGTAAAGTACACGTTTAGGAACGCTGAGGATATTTACACGGCATTTAAAGAACTAAAAAGCGAATGGATTGTAATTTTAACAGATGAACTCTTTGAAATGTCTGAAAAAGTGTTTATTAAATCAGTTGCAACAGCTACAAAAGGGGATGAGTCTTACAGCTCAACAGCTTATGCTGAGCTAGGACAAGTGCCTATCTTAAATACTCAAAAAGGGCCAAGAAAACAAATGCAAGAGCCTCAATGGACAGGGGCAGTAAGCTCATACGCTAGAAAGTACGCATTACAAGGGCTCTTTGCAATCGGTGAAAAAGATGTTGATGAGTACCCTATTGATGAACAAGATCAGCAACCACAAAATCAAAACGTAACTCAGACGTATCAACAAAATCAGCAAGCAGCGCCTCAAAATACTCAAGGAAAGCTTATTGATAATATCCAATATCAAGCAATCAATGAACTAGTAAGCGTCTTGTCTGAGGCTAAAGGAGTCCCGTTTGATACAGTCGCTAACTTTATCTTACAAAAATACGGGCTATCAGATTTTCATAAAGTGCAAGCAGATAGCTACGAGTCAATCACTAGCTTTTTATCAGAGCAACTAAACAAAGCAAACGCAAAGAAAGGTAAATAAACATGGTAAAAGATGTAACTAACTCAGCATTAACAACAATTCAAGTAGAATATACGCCGGCAGTAATTAAAGTTGACCGTGAGGCAATCGAGCGACAGGTTGAGGCAGCGGTATCAAAGTATTCTGGCAAGGAGGTGACGGCTGAGAACTACAAAGAGGTTTTTAGTGAGCGTACTGATTACAATAAATTGATTGAGGCTTTGGATAATGAGCGCAAAAAAATCAAAAACTCAATCAATCAACCGTATAAAGAATTTGAGGCTTGGTTTAAAGAAAAAGCACTAGATCCACTTAAACAAGTTACCGAAACAATGAAAAACGGCTTGGATGCTATTGATGAGCACGAAAAAGAGCTCAGACTAGATATTATCCGGGCTACGTTTGAACAAAAGAGCGAGCTTGCCGGTATTGATAAAGACTTTTTCAAAGACAAATACGAGTCTTACTCACTTAAAAAATACTTTAAAACTGGTAAGTATGAGCTGAAAAAAGAAACAGTTGAGGAGATTGATAGCCTTATTTTAGCTGAGTTTGACCGAATGGAAGAAGAAAAAGCAAACAAGCAAGCAATCTATGAGCAAGCTGAGGAATATGCTTTACCAGCTGAAAGCTATATCAGACACTTAGAGGCTGGTAAGAGCCTAGTTGAGATCCTTAAAATGATGAAAGCCGATAGAGATGCCGAGGCTTTAAGAAAAGAGCAGCGTGAGGCAGCTGAGAAAGCAAAAGCTGAGCGCCTTGCTGAAATTAATCGCCTTGCTCAAGAAAATGCTGAGGCTGAAATTAAGGCTTATAACGCTGATACAGGCGAAATTATCGAAAGTGGAACAATTACACCACAAACACAAAACGAGGGCGCAGAGGAGCTAAAAACAGCCTCAAACGAGCCTTTAACTGTAACAATGCTCTTAACTTTGCACGGTGGACAAGAGCAGCTAGAAAAATTTAAAGAATATCTTGACGATAACTTTATCAGCTATGGAATTTTAGGAGGCCAATAATGGACTTTAATAAACTGATTGAAAATGTGACAGAGTGGGCTATTGAGAGGGAAATTGAAAAAGAAAGCCCTATCAATCAAATGCAAAAAATCCTTGAGGAGTACGGGGAATTGAACAAGGCAAAACACTCAAACAATCATAAAGAGCTTGAGGATGCAATCGGTGATATTATGGTTGCTTTAACCGTTTTTACCGTACAGTTGGACTTTTCCAAAAAGGATATTATGCTAAACCCTCATAGGAACGGTTACACCAGATATGAGAAAGGTGAGATCTCAACGGAAACTTTACTCTTATATGCAACTAAAGAAATTGGTTTAATGTCTGGTAAGTTGCTTGATTTACTATTCAATCCGGGTATTATCAACACGCTTACACAAATTCAATTTCATACCCGCAATCTTACGGGTATTCTTTCTAAAATTGCAGTAAATGAGGGAACAATGCTTGATGCTTGTTTTGAAATTGCATGGGATGAAATAAAAGACCGTCAAGGTAAAAAAATCAATGGGAAATGGATGAAAGAGGAGAAATAAATGATTAACAATGTTGTACTTGTCGGACGAATGACAAAAGAGGCTGAGTTACGATACACGCCGTCAAATATTGCAGTTGCAACTTTCACGCTAGCGGTTAACCGTGATTTTAAAGGCGAAAATGGAGAGCGTGAGGCTGATTTTATCAATGTTGTATTGTGGAGGCAAGCCGCTGAAAACCTTGCAAATTGGGCTAAAAAAGGATCTTTAGTTGGAGTAACAGGACGGATCCAGACTAGAAATTATGACAATCAGCAAGGGCAGCGTGTATATGTTACTGAGGTTGTCGCTGAGCGGTTCCAGCTTTTGGAAAGCAAGGGAGATAATCAAGGGCAAACTCAACAACAAAATGCAGCCCCTAACTTTGCTAGAAATAACAACCAGCAAATGGCTACAAATCCATTGGATATTTCAGATGATGACTTGCCATTTTAACAATCTATCAGAGGCTAAACATGAACAAATCAGATATTAAGCCGGGCGATTTTGTGAAAGTCCTCAATAACGGGGATTTTCATACGATTGTCCAGATAAAAAATGTATATGACAGATATATAGAAACAAGTCACGGAATTTACAACGCTGAAACACTTGCAAGCCGTGTAAATAGGAATTGTGTTATATCGGGTATAGTGCATTGGGAGGATAAGCATGGTATATCCTAAAAAAGAGTACGCCCTTTATAAAGGCGATAATCTGTTAAAAATAGGAACGGCTGAGGAAATTGCTGAGGAGTTAGGAATAAAAAAAGAAACAGTATTGTTTTACAAATCGCCGGCCTATAACAAACGTACCAATCCAGATAAAAGCTTGAGATTGGTTGCATTAGATGAGGAATGATATGGAAAAAATTAGTATTAAAGTACGTGTTAATATGCAATGCCCTTATTGTGGTTTTTGTGGGACTATGAAAGCTTATACAACGCAAAACAAAAAGCCTTGTCCAGTATGTAATGAGTTGATTTTTTTACGATATGCAACAGGGGTAAGAGGTGAACTAGATGAGCATGGTTACTATTATCATGCAACTGAGCCTTACAATATCGAGGAGATCAATAAAGAATACGCTGAGATGTTTGAGGAACAACCGAAAAAACAGAATTTCACGATAAGACAGAAAAGCCAAGCATGAAGTGGGTAGTATTGGTATATATCTATCGTCCCGGTGGTATTGTCAAGTACAAAAAGCATACTTTTGATACCAAAAAACAAGCTGAGGATTTTAGGAGTAAGCTAAAAAGCGCCTCAGAGATGTACTCAGTAAGTCATAAAAAGGAGTGAGTTAATGAGCTTTAGTCAACAAATTAAAACAAGCAAGAGTGATGAGTATTATACACCACGCTATGCAGTAGAAATTATCTTGCCATATCTTGAGAAGTTTGAGCATATCTGGTGCCCGTTTGATAAAGAGCATAGCGAATTTGTCAAAATGCTACAAGAGAGAGGTAAAAAAGTTACTTTTGGACATATTGATACCGGACAAGATTTTTTCAGTTATGATAAAGCACCGGGGGGGGGTGGATTGTATTGTTAGCAACCCGCCTTTCAGTAAACGAGATAAAGTCTTTTTGAGATTGTATGAGTTAGGCTTGCCGTTTGCTATGATTATGAACAATAACGGCCTTTTTGATAGCAAAGCAAGGTATGAACTTTTTAAAAAGAATAATTTTGAGCTGCTGATACCAAAAGGCAGAATGAGATTTTTTGACGAAACAATGGAAGTTAAAAACAGTCCTAACTTTCAGAGCATTTACGTATGTAACGGGATTTTACCGCAAACCATTGAATTTGTGGATATGGATATAAGGAGCTAAAAATGAATAGGCTAAGGGCTTTACGAAAAGAGAAAAAGCTATCTCAAAAAGAGCTTGCTGATACTGTTAAAATCCATTGGAGAACTTTGCAAAATTGGGAGAGTGGGAAAAGTGCAATAAGTACTGAAAAAGCTCAATTATTAGCCTCTTTCTTTGGAGTGGATATCGGATATTTACTAGGATATGAAAATAAGAGGGAAAAAGTTGTTATGATGAAAGACTTTATTTTAACTATTGAAAGTTTAAAAATTGATATTTTAACAAACTCAGATAATCTAAACAGCTATGAGCTAAGCAATATCAAGAAACATGCAAGGGATTTATATGAGAGCCTTGTATGGCTGCAATATGATGCAGAGGGGAAAGAGAATGAATAAACAAGAATTAATCGAGAAAATCAATGAACTAGATCAGCTACAACTTAATCAACATTATCTTACGTGGTTAATCGGACAGCTAGACGTACCAGAAACAGGACACGCAGACGAGGCACCTCGTTATGTCAAAAACATACTAGCAAGACTGCGAGGCTTGCCGCAGCATGACCGTGAGGTTTGGCTAAAGGCTATCATGGGTGAGTTTGAGAAAGATTTTAGTAGTGCAAAATGGAGAGAGGGCTATGAGCAAGGAAAATTTGAGGGCGTGTTTATCCGTGAGAAAGTCACAATACCTCAGTTTGTGGGGCAATATATCGCCCGTGCAAAAATAGAAAATTACCATTTATTTGGTGCAATGAGTGAAGTCAGAAGTCACAAAAACAAAGAAATTGATGATTGGCTTTATACAGATGACAACATGGAACTTTTTGCCCGTGCTTGGCTTGACGGATATACCGTAGTGAAAGAAAAGCGGTATATTGTTAAAGTTAAAAATACATTAGAACGGATGGGTACTTTAAATGCTAGTAAGAGGTCAAAGCGATTTATCTTTTCAAACCCAGAAGAAAACAATCTTTATAAAACAAAATTTACCCGTAAAGAATTAGAAGATGCCGGCTTTGGTGAAGTGTTTAACAGTCCATTGTTTGAAGTTGAGGAGGTGGACTGATGAGAGTATTTACGGAGTTTATAGATGACGAAGAAAAGACAGCAGTTGATAAACTCAATGAATACATTGAAAGAGCAAAAATGGCAACAAACGGCAAGGCGAAAATAAACGTTATAGGCTATCAAGTTGCACGTTATGAGCAAATAAACAAAGAAAGAACCTACATTCTTATCGAGGAGGTTATAGAATGAAACCAAAATTTAGAGCGTGGATGAAACAATTTAAAAAAATGGATAATGATATTGGTGAAATGCATTTTGAAGATGGTGAGTTTAAATATATTGGAGATGATGTTCATTATAAACGGCTTCCAGAAGATATTATCCTCATGCAATCAACAGGACTCAAAGACAAAAATGGAAAAGAAATCTTTGAGGGGGATCTAATCATAACAAATGCTTACGCTTGTATCGTGTGTTTTGGTGAATATACTTACTTTGAAGATGAAGATACACAAACAACAGCAATCGGATTTTACTTATCATTTCTGAATGTCACTCCAGCAACTTATGCACCGTTTGAAAAATGTTATTGGGATAATTGTGAAGTGATAGGAAATATTCATGAAAATGAATTGGATTTGATTATGTA